AAGAGGAGAAGAGAGAAGAAACTGCAAGTATCATTCAGTTCTACGATAGTTTAACTTCAACATCTTACGGTGTATTTGATTCTGGTTACAAGTATACATTTGACAGATTCAATAACACATTCAGATATATTCCTCTGAATGGTGACATCGCTGGATTGATGGCAAGAACTTCCATCAACTCATTCCCTTGGTTCTCACCCGCTGGTGCAACTAGAGGAACAATCAACAATGCAATTAAACTTGCATACAACCCATCTCAAGCACAGAGAGACGCTCTTTATCCTAAGAGAATTAACCCTGTTATCTTCTCTCCTGGCTCTGGTATTGTCTTATTCGGTGATAAGACTGCACAGAAAGAAGCATCTGCTTTTGACAGAATCAACGTTCGTCGTTTGTTCTTGACAATCGAAGGTGTTATCGAAAGAGCTGCAAGATCGCAGTTGTTCGAGTTCAATGATGATCTTACAAGAACAAACTTCTTGAATATTGTTGAACCATATCTTCGTGATGTAAAAGCTAAGAGAGGTGTTAGTGACTTCGTTGTAATTTGCGATGAAAGTAATAACACTCCCGATGTTATTGACTCGAATACCTTTAAGGCAGACATCTTTGTGAAGCCTGCACGTTCTATCAACTTCATTGGTCTAACCTTTGTTGCAACTAGAACTGGAATCAGCTTCGATGAAGTGGTCGGTTCCGCCTAATTAACTCAACCCTTTACTAAATACACACGAAGAGGTCTCAAAATCTCATGCCTAATAAAAATAATCCAAAGTTAGAATCCAGAACCATCGACGACTTTAAATCAAAGCTCGTTGGTGGTGGTGCTCGCCCCAATCTGTTCGAGGTTAGATTAGCTTTCCCTGGCGCACTAAACGAAGACAGTGCAACAGAAAAGGCTAGATTCATGGTCAAGGCCGCGAATCTCCCAGCATCCAACATCAATGTAATTGACGTTCCTTTCAGAGGAAGGAACTTAAAGATTGCTGGTGATAGAACATTCGATGTTTGGACAATCACAATCATCAACGATACTGATTTCCAAATCAGAAATGCTTTTGAAAGATGGATGAACGCTATCAACAAACATGATAACGCAACTGGAGAAGTAACACCAGGCGATTATCAGACTGATATGTATGTTGATCAAATCGGTAGATCACCCCTTGGAAGTGTAGGAAAACTTGATCCTACAGATCAACCGTTACCAATTCTTAGATCATACAAATTCCACGGAACATTCCCAACTAATGTAAGTGCGATTGAACTTTCATACGATCAAACAGATTCTATTGAAGAGTTCACAGTGGACCTACAAGTTCAGTGGTGGGATGTATTTAACGGTGATGGCGGTAACGTCTTTGGTACAAAAGATTCGTCTGGTAGTGGAACAGGCGGAGCAGGAAACATAGGAGTAGATGAGTAGGTTCCTATTTACAGTCTCAAGAAAGACTTATAAATAACTAGGAACAGCCCAGTAGTGAGTTAATGGCTAAATTATTTGGATTTAAAATCCAGAAGGATGACGAACAAAAAAAGAACGTTGTCTCTCCTGTACCCCAATCTAACGAGGATTCGTCAGACTATTATGTCTCTAGCGGATTTTATGGGCAGTACGTTGACATTGACGGTGTATTCAAGTCAGAGTTTGAGTTAATAAAAAGATATCGTGAGATGGCACTTCATCCAGAAGTGGACAGTGCCATTGAAGATATTATAAATGAAGCAATAGTTTCAGATCAGAATGATTCTCCAGTCGAAATCGATTTGGAGAATCTTCCAGCATCTGCGAAGCTTAAAGAATTGATTAGAGATGAGTTCAAGACAGTAAAGGAAGTCATGAACTTTGATACTAAGTGCCATGAGATTCTAAGAAACTGGTATGTTGATGGTAGAATATATTACCATAAGGTAATTGATATCAAGAAACCAGAAGAAGGACTTAAGGAAGTTAGATATATTGATCCACTTAAAATTAAGTTAGTAAGAAAATTAAAGTCTGATCCTACTTTGAATCAAGCAATCAGACAAGTTAATGCAAATAATCCATCTGATCTAGAAAGTCCAGAGATAGAAGAGTACTATCAATATGATCCTAGTGCGACTAACAGTAAAAATGCTCTAGGTGGTATAGGTCAAACTCCCTTCTCTACTAAACAGAGACCAATAAAGATTGCACCAGATGCTATCACATTCTGTCACTCAGGTTTAGTTGATAGAAACAAACAAACTATTCTTTCTTACTTACATAAGTCAATCAAGGCACTCAATCAACTTAGAATGATTGAGGATGCTCTTGTTATCTACAGGTTAAGTCGTGCTCCAGAAAGAAGAATATTTTATATTGATGTAGGTAATTTACCAAAACAGAAAGCGGAACAATACCTCAAAGAGGTGATGAACCGTTATAGAAACAAACTAGTATATGACGCATCAACGGGAGAAATTAGAGATGACAGAAAACATATGTCTATGCTCGAAGACTTCTGGTTACCCAGAAGAGAAGGTGGACGAGGCACTGAAATCACTACGTTGCCAGGTGGACAAAATCTTGGAGAACTTAGTGACATCGAATACTTCCAAAAGAAACTATATCGATCATTAGGAGTTCCAGAATCTCGTATTGCTGGATCAGGTGATGGATTTAACTTAGGTAGGTCATCTGAGATACTGAGAGATGAGATCAAGTTTACCAAATTTGTTGGTAGAATGAGAAAGAGATTCTCTCGACTATTCTTAGATATGCTGAAGACTCAGTTGATTCTAAAAAACATTGTCACCCCAGAAGATTGGGAAACACTAGGAGATCATATACAATTTGATTTTGTATATGATAACCATTTTGCAGAACTCAAAGAGACTGAACTTATCAATGAAAGATTGGGAGTAGTCGCTGCTGTCGATCCTTACATTGGTAAATATTTCTCACTGGACTATGTTCGTAGACATATTCTCAAGCAAAAGGATGAAGAGATCATCGAGATCGACAAGCAAATGGCACAGGAAATCAAGGATGGCAAAGTTGCTGATCCTATGGAAGTACAACAACTAGAAATGGGTGTACATCCAGAACAGATGCCTGGCGGTGCTATGAATCCTGATCCTAGTATGGGTCAAATGCCAGAAGATCCTGGCATAGATGGTAGTGCCACAGAAGCTCCTGAGATGCCCAACGGCGGCGAAATATAAATAATACTAGTCTAATTCTATATTGACAATAAATGGATAATGATTTACTTGATATGATCGCTGCAGGCCAAGACGGATCTGCAACCGACATACATGACAAGATCAAGGATCTACTGTATGCTAAGGCAGCAGAGAACGTTGACATAGTGAAACCAGCAGTCACCGCTGACATGTTTGGTGGACCTAATCCTCATCTAAACACTGAGGAAGAGCCAGAAGAAGAAGAATCTCCTGGCACACCCAGTTCTGTTGAGGATACAGCAGAAGTTGAAGAACCTGTCGCAGAGACAGAACCAGTTGATGATGCAGTAGAAGAGGAACAACCTGAGGCTTAACATGAAACTCATCACAGAAGAGATCGAAACCGCTAAGGTTCTTATCGAAGAAAAAGACGGTAAGAGGAATATGTTTATTGAGGGTATCTTTTTACAAGGAAACCTTAAGAACAGAAACGGACGTTTTTATCCAGTAGAAACTCTTGAAAAAGAGGTAAGCAGATATAACGAAGCGTTTGTTGGCAAAGGTCGTGCTCTTGGTGAGTTAGGTCACCCAGAAGGTCCTACTGTAAACTTAGACAGAGTATCCCACAAGATTGTAGACCTTCATAGAGAAGGAACCAATTTTGTTGGTAAAGCACAAATCCTCAATACACCAATGGGTAAGATTGCACAGTCACTATTAGATGACGGTGTTACTCTTGGAGTATCATCAAGAGGTATGGGAAGTCTTAAAGACACTAGCGAAGGCTACAAAGTTGTCGGTGAAGACTTTATGCTTGCCACTGCTGCTGATATAGTAGCAGATCCTTCTGCCCCTGACGCTTTCGTCAATGGCATCATGGAAGGAGTTGATTGGGTTTGGGAGGCAGGAATCCTAAAGGCAAAACAGTCACAGATTGCAGTTGTAGAACAAAAGACTATGACTCACCCTGCGATTGCGGTTGCTGAGCCTGAAAGGGCAGTGGAGGAAGTCATTGAGAAGACTCAAAAAACTATAAATAAACTAGTAGATCAAGGTCAACTTGACGAGAAGAAGTTGGAAATCTTCCAAAACTTCTTATCAAATCTTTGATTTAATAAATAAACATCGATTATACGATATCTAAACACGTTTTACGACGGAGAGTTCAAAATGTCCCGTGGAGATTTACAAGAAATGGATGTAAAGACACAGCAATCTAATACCGCTGTAAATAGTGGAGCAGGCAAAGGTGATCCAATGCCCTCTACTCCCAATTACGTTCCTGATGGTCAAGGTTCCGTTGAAGATCTTGGTGGTCCTACGCCTGAGAACTCAAAGCCTGATGACAACAGCAACATGCTTAAAACGCCAACCGTTACTATTAAGCAAGTTAAAGACGTAATTACTAAAAACGCTGGTAAAGCTGATCCAATGCCTACTGCACCAAAGTATGCCGAAGAGGCAGAAGCCGACGAATCCCAAGAGGTTGTCGCGGAAGAGGAAGCAACTGAAGAGAAAGAGAAGATCGATCTCAACAGTGCTATCGAGGAAGATGTTAACGCACTTCTTTCTGGAGAAGACCTTTCTGAGGAATTCAGAGAAAAGGCTAAGGTGATTTTCGAGGCATCTATCAATGCTAAGATCACAGATATCGAGAATCAGTTAAACGAAGAGTATGAGAAAGCACTCAACGAACAGGTTGAGGAAATCAAAGTCGAACTCACTGAGAGAACCGACTCATACCTCGAATATGTCGCCCAAGAATGGATGGAGGAAAATGCTATCGCTATCGAGAAAGGCATTAAATCCGAAATGACTGAATCCTTCATGGAAGGCATGAAAAATCTTTTTGAAACACATTATGTAACCTTACCTGAAGATAAATATGATGTACTAGAAAATATGGTAGACAAGCTTGATGAAATGGAGACGAAGCTCAACGAGCAGATAGAGAAGAATGTTGCACTCAACCAAAGACTTGGTAAGTCAACTGCCTCCACTATCCTAAATGATGTTGCTGAAGGTCTTGCAGTATCTCAAAAAGAGAAACTACAAACCCTCGCAGAAAGTGTTGAGTTTGAAAGTGAAGAATCCTATCGTGGAAAACTGGAGACCCTTAAGGAGTCATACTTCAAAGGTAATAAGTCTCAAGCAACTGCCACGTCTGCACCTCAAGAACTCAAAGAAGAAGCAGAACATGTAGAACCATCAACTGGATCTATGGCTGCATATCTTGATGCACTAGGACGTATGAAATAGGAATTCGTTAATTTTTAAGTAAACAACTCTTACAGACCGATGCAACAAAACATCAATTATCAACAACTCACTGAAAAGTGGGCCCCCCTTCTAGATCACGAAGGGTCAGATCCAATTAAAGATTCACACAGAAGGAACGTTACTGCGGTTCTTCTCGAAAACCAAGAGCAAATGCTCAGAGAAGAGAATGCTTTCCAGTCTTTGACAGAAGCATCTCCTACTAACTCCGCTGGAACTGGTGGATTTAGTGGCGGTTCAGCTGCAGGTGGTCCTGTTGCTGGTTTCGACCCTGTGTTGATTAGTCTTATCAGACGTGCAATGCCTAACTTGGTCGCATATGACCTTGCTGGTGTTCAACCAATGTCTGGTCCTACAGGACTTATCTTCGCAATGAGATCCAGATTCACTAATCAGAGTGGAACTGAGGCTCTATTCGACGAACCAGATACAAGCTTCTCTGGACAGAACTCCTCCCAGAACCTTACAGGTGGCATGACCGATGTTGCCGCTGGTTTCGGTACTACATCTGGACCTAACGGCACGAACCCAGGCGTTCTTAACCCCGTTGGTTCTGCAACTACCACTGACTACTCTGTTGGTCAAGGTATGCAGACAGGTGATTCTGAGGCACTAGGAGACGCTGCTGGAAATGCTTTCCAAGAGATGGCGTTCAGTATTGAGAAAGTTACTGTGACTGCGAAGTCCAGAGCACTCAAAGCTGAGTACAGTTTAGAATTAGCTCAAGACCTTAAGGCAATCCACGGATTGAACGCTGAGTCTGAGTTAGCAAACATTCTATCAACTGAAATTCTTGCTGAGATAAACAGAGAAGTTATTAGAACTATCTACAAGTCCGCAGAACAAGGTGCTACAATTAACACTGCAACTGCTGGAACATTCGACTTAGACACCGACAGTAATGGTCGTTGGTCAGTTGAGAAGTTCAAAGGACTATTATTCCAGATTGAAAGAGATGCGAACCAAATCGCACAAAGAACTCGTAGAGGAAAGGGTAACATTATCCTAACTTCTGCTGATGTAGCATCTGCACTTACAATGGCTGGCGTTCTGGATTATACTCCAGCACTTAATGCTAACCTCTC